AGCCTGCAGAGCGCGGTCTGTGCGGATAGCTCAACGGCCGTAATCCGCAGCCCTAGGCTCTGCATCTCAACCGTGCGGACGCCCCACCCGGCGACCCCGCCGAATGTCACGGTCTCGCCGCCGAACGTCACGGCCTCGCCGCCGAATGTCACGGCCTCAGCCAGCGCGGCGCGGACGACGCGGAGATTGCACACCGGCGGATCTGACACCGTGCGCAGCGCCGATGCCGCCGCCTGCGAGACGTTCGACACCTCAAGGCTTGCCGACGGCTGGCGATCCCGGCCGCTGGCGCCAAACACGAGCCTGATGCGCCAAGGCTGGTAGGCTACGCCATCATAGGTAATCGTGGCGATATTGTCAGTGAGGCGCAGCGTAACCGCAGCCGTGATGATCTCAACCAGCGTCAGGTAAGGATCGCCGATGGCGTCGGCGCGGATCGCCGCCTCTGTGTAGGCGGAAACCGTCACAGCACGGCCTCTAGCTGCAGGTCGAGCCGCCAGCGGATGCCCCCTGAGACCGGCGTGATGCGAGGCACATCCATCATCCGCGCTGTCTTCGTCGTCTCAGATACCGGATCAGGCCACTCGAACCACAACGCGCCATGGGCGATCGTGTCCGAGTAGAACAGATTCCACTCTGATAGCTGGTCCGGCGTGAGCCAATAGGACGCGGTGACATGCGCCACGGTCGCAGTGTAGCGGCGGCGTGTCTGTTCTAGGCCCGCGTCTACCGGGTCGCGGATGACATTCGGGCGCGGCGACCACCCGTAGCCGTCCGCGAGTGGCACTTGCGGAAACGGCGATGCTGGCCACGTCGTCATCGTCCGAGCGCCCGATTGAGCCGCGTGCCGGGCGTCGCCGCCAGCCCCGCAGCCGTCCGGTCAATCAAGTCTGCAATGTCGATCTGCACACCGCCGTCTGTCTGCGAGACGTTGACCCCCGCACGCGACGTGTTGTTGACCGTGACATTCACCTGCGGCTTGCCCATGGCCTTCATCTGCCCGCGGGTAAAAACGCCCTCGCCCCGCTGCAGGATGGCAGGCACCTCGCCAGCCATACCGCCAGAGTGATAGCACGGCGCTGCGAGTAAGGCCGCTGCCGGAGCACGCCGGGTCGGCAGCGTGTCGTCACCGATGACGCCGCCGGAGTGCGCTACCAGCGTGTCAGTGCCCGTGCCGCTCATGTAATTGCCCTGCCCGCTGCCGCCGGTCGTCGCGCCGGAGCCGCCGATCGCCACCCCCATTGCGCGCTGCATGGCCATGGCGATTGCCATGCGGACCATCATGCGATTGATCTCTGCGATGACGGCCGTTGCGAAAGATGCGAAGTCCGCTTTGCCCGTCATGACGAACTCAGTGATAGCGTCTGTCATGCCATCCGCCGCCGACTGGAATGCATTCTCGGCAATCATAGCGCCGTCGGTCGCGTCCGATACCCAGTCGTCAATTCCGCGCCGGAGACCGTCCGCAACCTCGCGGCTCTCGTACAGACGGCGCCGCTCGGCCTCTGCAGCGTCCGATTGCTTCCGCTCGAGCGCATCGAAATACTGCGTATCGACTTCTGCGAGCGCCCGGCGCTTCTCCGCGGTGCCGAGGATCACATTCCCGTGCTCGTCCTCGACCCGCGACAGTTCCTCGACCTGCGCAATCTGCCGCGATCTGGCCTGGTCTAGGGTCTCGAACTCCTGACTGAGCCGCTCGGCTGCAGACCTGTTGCGCTCGACTTCCGAGGCCGCCTCTCGCGTGGCCTTGGACGCCGCCTCAGTCGCCTCTTTCTGCTCGAATAGGGCACCAGCAAGCCGTTCGACCTCCTTGCGCTGTGCCGCGGTAGCGCCCTCGGATAGGCGCGACACCGCCTGCCCGATATACTGTTGCCGCTCGCCTGCCGCTGCGTCCGTCAGCTGTCGCTGCATATCGGCGATGAGTTTGGCGTTTTGCTCTGCAGCGCGCGCGGTCGGGTCGGCACCGCTGCGTCTGCTCTTTTTCGCAGCATCCTCAGCCGCCTTTGCCGCCGCGCGCTGGCGCTCGTCAGCAGCAAGCTTTGGCGCAAGGTCACGCCCGCGCGCCGCCGCCCCTGCCGCGTCAACCGAGTATTTCAGCCTGTCCAGATCGTCCGGCGCTGCAATCTCTGTGACCTGCGACCCAGCAAGCTGATTGCTAGCCCCCGCGACCTGCCGCAGCACTTGGTAGAGCGCGGCGAATCCCGCGGTAAGCGGGTGCAGCCTCGCAAGAGCCCGCGTAAACCACGTGTCGAGATCGGCAAACGCCGACGCTACGTCAATCGCGCCGCGCACAAGCAAGAGTTGCGCCTCTGCAAACATTACATGCGCAGGGATCAACCGAGCGGACAACTCCGCCCACTGCGTATTCATCGCCAGCGTCACCTGGTCGAGGCGATCGCCAGCCTCATCAGCCGCGCGCGCCACGTCCCCGCTTAAGACCGCGCCTGAGCGCTCCGCAGCCACGGTGTACCCGTCAATGACGCCGCGCCCCTTGGCCAACTCGTCAATGAGCTTCGCGTTCTTGATGCCGAACAGATCAGCCGCGGCGGCCGTCTGCTCCGCACGAGTGCCAAGTCGCGCCATGCCGTCCGCGACCAGGAGCAAGACCTCGTGCGTGTCGCCGGCTACCGCTTGAATGTCACGGTAGGAGATGCCGAGCCGATCGAACGCCTCGATCGTCTCCTTTGGCGCGTCGGCGCCTTCCGCCATTACCTGCCCGATGGCGTCATTGAGCTTTGTCAGCGCCCGCGTCAGTTGATCGGCATCGACGCCGACCGCGGCAAACCCGAACTGCAGCCCCTGGAATCGGTCGAACGTAACGCCTAGTTGCGCCGCATGGTCTGTGAGTGCGCCAAAGCGGGTGATAGCCTCTCCGGCCGCCCGATACAGCACGCCGAACGTCGCAGCCGCAGCACCAAGCCCAGCCGCAGCCGCAAGCCCCGCCGGCCCCATCGCCGACAGTGCCGACCCGAGCCCGCCGGCGCTGCCCGCAAGCTGGTCAATCTGCCCGCGCAGGGTACTCGTCACGCCGTTGAGCGCCACCAGCCCCTTGGACGCAGGAGCTGACGCGGCCTCGATCTGCTTAAGGGATTTCTGCCCGGTCTCGCCTACGTCCTTCAGCGCGGCTTTGACTTTGCCGCCGTCAGTGACACTCAGCCGGATGGCCAGGGATTTCTCAGCCATCGCCATGGTCCGTCCTCTCCGCCATCGCGGCAGCCATGCCTGTCTCTCCGGCCGGCAATAGCTCGGAGAGCGCCGCCACGTCGTAGCCGCTGGCAGCGCCTATTTGCAGTAGTGCAGGAAGGTCTAGCGCGAACGGCCCGGACGGCCCGGCGCGAAGCTGCAGCTGGCCGCGCTGCAGCACGTCCCACGCCTGCCAGCCCTCGTGCGTGCGCGGCGCGTGCTCGTCATAGCTGCACGTGCCGTCCGAAACGCAGGCTTTGCCCATCGCGCGACACCCTTTGCAGTATCCCGGCCCGCCGCCGAAGTGCCACTTGGCGAGGGCCGCTAGGCGTTTTTTTCTTCGTCCAGCAGCAGCGCTGGGCCGAGGTAGAGCCGCTCAAACGCCTCCGCCATCGGCCACAAGTCGAACAGCGCGGCGATGCCCTCGGGGCTGATCGGCATCGGATCGCCCAGTTCGTCGCCGACACCTTCCCAGTCCAGCACCGCGAGGCCGGCCAGCGCTGCCACCAGCCGCGCCGATCGTGCCGCCGGATCGCCGAGGGCGGCGATTGCGTGCCGCGCCGCCATCATCAGCGCCGTGGTACACGGCCGGACGTGCACACGCACGCCGTGGCCAAGGTCGAGCCAGAGCGGCTCGCGCTTGAGATCCAAACAGATCATGTCAGTAACTCGCCACGTCGGTGATGAGAGTAACGGTCAACATCTTGTCCGTCGCGCTGTCGTACGCGGCCCGCCAGTCGTAGCTGACCTCGACGCCACCCGGCCCGGCAATGCCGGCCTTGGCCTTGGGCAGCAACACCCGCGGTAGGTCGAATGTCAGCGACCACCCATCCGCCGTCGTGAACCCGTACTGCAACACGATCGGATCGCCGGACGCGGCGGGGACCTCAAGGCCAGCGCCATCATAGCGCACGGTCATCGTGCCGTTGCAGGTCGCGAGCGTCGGATCCGCGGCCTCGATCTTCCCGTCGTCACGGATGACCCGCACCCGCTCCAGGTTGTTGGAGAACGTGAAGCTGCCGGCCGTGATGTTGCCGAGCAACGAGCCGTCGCGTTTGACGAACCCGCGGCCGTTCGAGTACCGCTGCAGCGCGTAGCGATCGGGCGTGCCGTCGATCGTCGATGCGGCCGATTCCTCGCCCTGAGCGACAACCACAATCGTGGCATTCGCCGGCCCCTCCTGCCCCATGTCGAACGCCATGCTGTCCATGACGCATCCGACGTGGCGGAAGAACACCGGCGTGGTAAGCGCAGGGTGGCCCACCTCGATCGTGTAGCTCGGGATGCTCTCCGAGCCGCTCTCCCAGACATGGGAATATCCGCCGCCGGTCAGGTGCGCATAGGACACCGTGCCGTTGCTGGCGGCGCTCGCCACGAGGAGCCACGCGTTGCCAGTGACGCCCGCGGTGTCGAACTCGATTTCAAGCCGGTCATCCGTGGTGTTCGCCGTGTACGTGCACTTGGCCACCTGCGTATCGGCCGACCCGTTGAGATCAGAGGCCAGCGCCGTCAACGTGGCGTCAACACTCACGCCGATATCCGTTTGTGCCCCGGTCGCACCGCTGGCCTTGAAAGTCCAGGCCGTGCCGTTCAGGGTGATCGTGCTGTCCGCCGCCGGCTGGGCCGAAAAGTCAATGTACCCCGTGGCCTTGACCGTCGTGGTCGTCGGGTCGCCGAACAGCGCGGTGAGCCAGAAGCCGATGCCCTGCCGGTCGATCGGGATCTCGATCTCGCCCTCGTCGGTCACAAGCCCGCGGTAAGGATCCTGAGCGTTGCGCCCACGGCCCAACAGCGGATCGTCGCCCAACGGCTGCTCGGACGACAGCGAGCACGCCTTGAAGTCCAAGCCGGCGTACCCGCTTGTCGGCGCCGTCCCGTACGTCACCTCAGGCACCGCGAGTAGTACCGCGTCCGCGCCGTAAGCTCGTGCTTTAGCCATCGTCTCAGCCTCCTACGCGAGCGCCCCGCTCGTCTGGTATTCAACGATCACATTGATACGCGCGGCCAGCATCGGCGCCGCACCGTCGCCGGCAAACGCATCAACCTCAACGTCGCCGACGGCCAGATACTCGACGAGACCGCCGAAGCTGTCATCAGCGGACAGCGCCGCGTCAACCGCTCGCAGCAAATCGTCAAGCGCGCCGCTGTCGTTGTCAGGCGCGAACGCCTCTACGTCAATCGCGTGCGAGTAGTATTCAGTCCTCGGATTGAGTGTTACATCCGGCTCGCCCGGCGTGCCATCGCGCATGATGATCAGCCCGCCGGCCGGCACCGCCTGCGGCAGCGCCTCGTTGCGCCGCACCGTGGCACCCGGCACCGTCTGCAGCGCGGCGAACACCGCGGAGAGAACGCGCTCGCGCTTACTTGCCACTGAGTTTATCCCATTCCACTACGACCGAGGCCGGCAGCGCCGCAAGATGCTTCCGCGCCGGCTCGTCAATGTCGAAGCGCTTGCGCAACGTCACCTGCGGCACGAGGATGAAGAGCGGCACCGTCGCGACAGCCTTTGCGCGCGATCCGGCAACCCGCGCGACCCCGCGCTTGGTCAGCCGGCCGCGATCGAGCACAAGTAGCCCGCCACCACGAGGCCGCGGCACAAACCGCAGCTTCATGCCCGTGTTGCGCTCCCAGATTTTGGGCGTCATGTGCTCGCGCCCAGACTTGCCCGCGGCCGGTAGCGGGATGGCAAGAAACCGCCCGCCCTTGGCCCGGATCGTCGCACCCCGCGCGTGAGCGCCGACAATCTCCGGCGCCTTGGAGTACACCCAGCCGGCAGAATTGATTGATTGCTGCCCCTGCGGGTAGACCTTGCCGCGCCACGTGAACGCCAGCCGGCGGCTCAGGCCCGCGGCCTCAACACGCCGGCGTAGATCGTCCTTGAGCCCGGTCGTGTGCGTCGTGACCGCGGCGGTAACCGCACGGTCAGCATTGCGCGCCTCGCGCGCCATGTACTCCCGCAGATCGCCGACCAGTGCCGCCGCCAGCCTCATGGCCGCCTCGCAATAACCGTCTGCGTCAGGCGCATCGCGTCATGGATTGGCGCCGCGTCGAGTAGCTCATAGACCGCGCCGTCAATCTCGATCGTGTCCCCCGGCTCAGGCTCAGGCACGTCCGCCACCCGCAGTCGGAAAATGACGGCCCCCGCGGCGATCACCGTCTGCGACCACTCGCGGGTCACGTCCGGCATCTCGCGCAAGATCTGCACAGCCGCACCATCGCCGACGCCGCCAACCCGATAGGTCGCGGCAATCCCAAGATTGGGATCGGCAAACAGCGCCTCGTGCATGTCCGTAAATGCCGTGGTCACAGCCACCCCTTGCCGGCCGTGATGACGATCGGGTCGCCGGCCGTTGACGTCGTATCCGCAGCGGCAATCCGGCGCTCAAGGTCCGAGATAGCCGCCGCAAGCTCAGCGTCGGTACGGTACTGTACGGCCCCGACGCCGTATTGCGTCGTCTGAGACACCCCCCGCGCTCTCAGTGCGCGGAGGGTCTCAAGCTGTTCCGCAAGCGTCGCCATTAGGCCCGGCGGATCAGCACTTGGACATTCGCCGTCGCGGTCGCGGTCGAAGCACCGCCACCGGTGACGGTGATCAGATCGCCGACGGCCACCGTGTTGAGCGCCGTGGGCGTCGCACCGTCCACGTCGCCGGCAGCGCTCGACGCCTGAGCGGCTGTCACGACACCGTCAGTAACACCCGTGCCGGCGATCGCCGTGGTGAACGTGGCGTTACCCGTGGCGAGCGCCGCATTGAGCACGGTCTGCACCAGGGCAATCGTCCCGGCCACCGGCGCGACGAACCGCGCAACGGCCGCATCCGAAGCCTTGGACGACAGACCGTTGTAGCACAGCGCGACCATCTCGCCGCCGGCGGCCGCGATGCCGATCTGCGACAGCTTGACCCGGCCGGTGCTGGACGGATTGGCCGCGTCAGCAACTGCATTGCCCACCGCCAGGTTGCTTGCCTGCGTGGTCGTGCAGAGCTTGGCGCTGTTGTCCCAGTAGATCGTATCGCCTGCCGTCCATGCCTGAGCCGACACCTTGGCCAGGTCGAACACGCCGCAGGTTTGGATCTGGCCCGTTGCGCCGCTGGTAAGATCCGTGCAGGCCACGCCGAAGACGTAGCTGCCGACCTGGACGCCAGTTCCGCTCGAAGCGGCATAAGGCGCGGTGACGAGGAGGATCTCGCCGTCAGAAACGAAGTTTTTCATCGATCAGTTCTCCTGTCAGGCGCCGATTACGCGCCGGCATTCTTGAACGCGCCGCGGTAGTCGACGGCACCGACCGCAAAGTCAAGACCGCAGCGGATCATGACGCCACGGGTATCCTCGTCACGCGTAACCCAGACTTCCGGGCCGTTTGCCCCGCCCACGTAGCCCCAGACGGCAACCGCCGCGGCAGTGGTCGGCGCGAACAGATACCACTCGTTGCCCGAGATGTTGGCATCGACCACCAGGTCCAGCTTGCCGCTGTATGGATTGACGTTCGATACCGTCGCCGGCTGGATCGTAGCCAACAACTGCTGTGCAACCAGCTCCTTCGCCGGACCGCAGACGAGCGTTGCCGGCATCAGATTGAGCTTCTGCCCGCTGATGCTGGTCTGCACCCGCATGGCCTTGACCGCGAGCGCGATGTTGGCCACGTCAATCGTGCTTGGCGTGCCGGCAAGGTTGCCGTGCGTGGCAACCGAAAACAGCGCCACACCATCGCTCAGGACGGCGTTTGCCGCGAGCATCGCATAGGCGAGAGTGTTTTCATCCCGCGCCGCCTGCCCGGCGGCCCCGTTGGCAATGTCGCTCAGCGCGCCCAGGTCATCGTTGATCAGCGCCTCGCGCGACAGGGCCAGGCCCGCGGTGTACTCGCTGGGCGTGATCTGCTCGCGCTGCTCATCGACTTTGCCCCACTTCACCGTCGCCGGCTCTTTGGTCGCGCCCTCAGTGATCAGCGACGGGAACTCGCCGATCCTCAAAAACTTGTGGGCCTTGAAGTCGTTGAAATTCCTACGCGCGGCCCACGCCCGGTACGTCGGCGCCTGCAAGGCATAGGCAGCCTCGAGCACCTTGTTCGCCGCATCCTGCAACAGGAGCGGGAAATCCGAAGTCGTGTGCATGCCGACCGCGAGCACCTGGTCGAACACCGACCGCATGTTGAGCCTGTCAGTGATCGCCCGCCCGTTGGCGATCGCCAGTTCCGCGGCCAAGTCACCGACCCGATAGCCGCGGTACTTGCCGGCCATGCCATCGGCTTTGCGGCCGGGCTCCAATCGCGCGGCGATCGCATCGACCATCGCGGCCCTGATCACGGCTGGGTCATCGTAGCTCTTGCCTACCTGCACGGCGCTGATTGCCGGCTCCGCGGCGCGCTTGGCCGCCAAGTGCGCGATGGCCCGCGCGTTGACCTCGTCGAGGCTCAAGCGCTCGTCAATCGCCGTATCCGCCTGCTCTGGCGTGAGCCCGACGGCGTAGAAGGCCGTGCGAACATCGGCCGGCTTGGCCGGCTGCTTGACGAGTTTGACTTCTGCCGGCGAGATCGTCTCCGGCGCAACAGTGGTCTTGATATCGTCCTGAGGCATTGCGTTCTCCTGTGTCAGGACCGTTGCACCGGCAAAGGCCGGCGTGGGCGTCAGCGACAGCTCATATGGCTGCCACTTGGTGGCCGCGAAGATCGGGATGCCGTCAGCATCCCCGCTCGCGCGGTATTCGAGAACCGAAAAACCAAGCGAAACGCCGCGGATGATCCCCGCGGCAATGTCATCGACGATCGGCGCCACGTCGGCGCGGCTCGAAAAGCGCACCGTGGCCAGCAGGCCGTCGTCCGTGACCTCGTGCGACTCGACCACCCCGATGGTCGCGCGGGTCACCGCCT